TTATTCAGGTTCCGTAAAAATGCTATTCCTTACGATATATTAAAAAGCGGCGTTGATGCCTTTAAGGGTTCTATAGAATTAACAGAAAGTAGGGGCGCAGCAAGTGGCAGCAGTCACAAGCGCATACGTAAAGACGGTTCGGTTAGTAACATTACGGTGGGAAACAAGGTAGAGTCTGGCAACGTTGGTTTTATGGACAGCGGTGCTATGGTTAAGTATTGCCGTAAAACTGCATTTGCACGTAACTACTTTGACAAGTTTACAGCTGGTATTCCGTTTGTAGAATTTATTGACAAAAAATATGCAGAGCTATGCCCAGAACATTACGCAAAACAGAAAGCTATTGCAGACGGCACGAATAGGAACTACGTTATAGGCGATACAAGTTTTACAACTGTAACAGTAAATAAGAACTTCCGTACGGCTTGTCATCAAGATGCTGGCGATTTTAGTGAGGGGTTTGGTAACCTTATTGTATATCGTGAAGGGCATTACGATGGTGGGTTTTTTGTTATGCCAGAATATGCCATAGCAGTAGACTTACATAATACAGACCTTTTATTTGCAGATGTACACAAATGGCACGCCAATACAGAGTTCACAAATTGCAGCGATGATTGGCTGCGCATAAGTTTTGTAATGTATTACAGGGAAAATATGATTAAGTGTAAAAGCCCCAGCGAAGAACTGCATAAAACAAAAATGGATAAAACAGGATACCTAACATTATGAGCAAAATAGAACAACAAGTAATAGATAAAATTAACCAACGTGCAGCCATAGGAAAAAATAAATACGGCGTAACAATGGAACGCCAAGACCTTGAAAAAGCAGACTGGTTAAACCACTTACAAGAAGAACTATTAGATGCAATTATTTATATTGAAAAATTAAAAACCTTTAAATAAAATGGAAACAACAATTAAACAAAGCAACGGCCTCAAGTTTGAATCATTCGTTTATGATTGGTTCACAACAGAAAAAAACATTAACCTCAGCCACTACACCACAAAAGAAGAACAGTACCTTAAGGGCGAAAACAGACAAGGTGTAGAAATAAAGAACGACCAAATGTTTAAAAAAACTGGCAACCTTTTTATAAGTGTTGAACGTGAGTATGAATATGTAACACACCCCAGCGGTATATTTAAAGACCAAAGCTGGCTGTATGTAATTGGCGACAAAGATTGCTTTTATATATTTAGCACCAAACAGCTGCGGCAAATATATCACGGAAATAAACCAAAGCTTTACAACGGTTTTAAAACTGCCAAAGGTGGCACAGAAAGAGGTTTTTTATTAAGTAAAGCAATGGCAGATAAATTCTGTATTGAAAAAGTAACTAACCAAACTAAATTGTTTTAAGATGATAGAAAAAAAGATACATCAGATATACTTTGATTTTTACGGTAAAACATTTGAAGAAAATAAATTATTTGTAGAAAGCCAAAAAAGTTTTTTAAATAACTGCAAAGGTTATGAATATAAATTATGGAGCGAAAAGGAATGTAATGATTTGGTATTACAAAACTTCCCACAGCATTATGATTTTTATATAAATTTAAGGCATAAAATACAGCAAGTAGATTTTGCAAGATGTGTGATATTATATTGCTGCGGCGGTTTATATGCTGACTTAGATATGATATGCCTAAAACCAATAGAGGAATTATTAAAAAATAATGTGGTTTTTCATAACGTTAAAGATGTTCACCCAAATTATAGTTTTATAGAGAATGATATTATGGCTTGCAGAAAAGGTTCTAATATTATGCTGGCTATTATAAACAACCAGCAGCAAAATTATACTGATGTTTGTAAAAAGGAAATATATAATACTTGGAAAATAAGGTTTATATTGCAAACAACTGGTCCGAAATATGTAAGCAGAATTGTTAAAAAATATATGAAAGGATACAAACCCTTAAACAATATAGTTTACACAAAAGCGCACAAAGATAATTATGATATCAATGATTATTACTTTATGGATTATAAAACAAATAGCTGGGTTAATACACTAAACTAAAATGGAATATATTATAACTTGCATCAGCCACAATAGGCACGAAAACATTCAAAAGTTTTTTGATGTTGTAGGTACTAACAAAATAACGTTTTTTGTAAAAGACCAAACCGATATTGAAAACTATAAGCTAAACGGTGCGCTTAATGTTATAGCTTCTGGCAGTTTAATGGATAGCCGTAACGCTGCGCTTGACTATTGCTTTAAACAAGGTAAGGTTTGCATAGAACTATCTGACGACCTTGAAAATATAATGGTAAACGATTTTACTGGCAAACGTACAAAGCAATACGTAACAGTTATTGAAGTGCTTAACGATATTATGCCGCAGTTTATAAATAGCGAATATTACTTGGCTGGGTTCCCACCAACGAATAATCCCTTTTTTGCCCTTAAACCTACAGAATTAAATAAGTTTATAGTAGGCGATTTTTTAATAATAAAACCAACAGAGCTGAGGTTTGATACAAATATGCGGCTAAAGGAAGATTATGATTTCTGTTTACAGTTTATGAAAGAAAAAGGTGGCTGCATACGGTACGGTAAATATCTAATGAGCTTTAAGCACTATTCTAACAAGGGCGGTGCTGTAAGCTACAGAACAGAGCAGTTAGAACAGCAAACAATAAAATACTTAATAAACAAGTGGGGCGAATGTATAAAGCTAAACACTAAACGGCCAAACGAAATACTATTAAATAAAAACAGTTACAAAATATTAACCAGTAAACAAACAACATTATTTTAAAACTAAACACTATGAAATTTGATATTAAAATTGAATACCTTGGGAAAAAAGAAAACAAACACGACACAGACAAAGATATGTATCACTTAACGTTTAAAACCTACAACGCAGAGGTAACAGGAAAGTTTGAGCGCAGCGAGTTAAGGCATATGATAGAACAATTAGATAACGCAATTATATAAACTATGAAACTTAAAACAATAGCAAACACAGTAGAAAACATTACAGGGGTAAACATATTTGAACAAACACGCCGACGTGATGTAATAGAAATGCGCAGTATGGTAAACACCTACCTAACCAAAGCACTAAATATGAAGCTGATGGCAATAGTAAACGACTATAAAAAGAACGGTTACAATACAACACACCCCAGCATCATACATAGCATAAACACGTACCCAACGCATAGCTTTTATAATAGGGATTTAGAACTTATATACGAGTCCTTATTAAACGACACTAAGCTAAACATACTAAACAAAATACAAAACCTTACACCAGAACAAGTAGAAAAAGTAGAAGCCATTATAAGCGAATAAAAATTTACTAAATTGTTTATATATAAATATAGATAATACTATGGCATACAATACAGAAGATTTAAGGAAAGACTGTTTGGCAGTAATTAAAAAACATAACCTTGTTTTTATAGGCGATATATTTGGTTATACTGGGTTCAGTAAAAGGGCGTTTTATGACCACAAATTGCAAGAATGCAACGCTATAAAAAGCGAACTGGCAAAAAACCGTATAAATATGAAAGTAGATATGCGAGCCAAATGGTACGAAAGCGATAACCCTACTTTACAAATAGGCCTTATGAAGCTAATTGCAGATGACGAGGAAGCGCACCGCCTAAACGGAACAAAGCGTGAAATAAAGCACGACACCACAGACAAGGAAATAAATATTAAAATACATAGGTGACAGTTGATGTTAATGTAGTATTTGAGCACTTACTTGACAGCCAAAAAAAGATAGTAGTAGAACAGGGGGGTACACGTAGCGGTAAGACCTACAATATCCTCCTGTATTTAATATTCCACTACTGCCAAACAAACGTAGACAAAACGGTAACCATTTGCCGTAAAACGTTCCCAGCTGTGCGAAGTTCTGTAATGCGTGATTTTATTGATATATTAAAACAGCATAATATATACGATGAGGCACACCACAATAAAAGCAATAGTGAATATACTTTAGGGGGTAATCTTATAGAATTTATAAGCGTAGACCAGCCGCAAAAAATAAGGGGGCGCAAACGTGACTTGTTATTTATTAATGAGGCCAACGAACTTGACTACGAAGATTGGCAGCAGCTTATATTCCGTACTACTGAAAAAATAATATTAGATTACAACCCCAGTGATGAATATCATTGGATATATGACAAGGTACTAAATAGGGAAGATGTTGAATTTTACAAAACCACTTATTTAGACAACAAGTTTTTAGACCCCAGTATAATAACAGAAATAGAACGGCTTAAAGAAACCGATGAACAATACTGGCAAATATACGGCCTTGGAGTTAGGGGTGTAAGCAAAGCAACGATATTTAATTATATAGAGGTACCGCATATCCCCCACGATGCTGAACTTATAAGCTACGGCGCAGATGCTGGGTACACCAACGACCCGAGTACACTTGTAAGCGTATATAAAAAGGATTATAACCTATATATAAAAGAACACCTATATAGGACTATGATGACCACACGTGATATAAGCGACCATTTTAAAAGCTTACCAATAGGCCGCAACCCAATTTATTTTGATGCAGCTGAGCCACGTTTAATTGACGAACTGCGCAGAATGGGGCATAATATACAACCCAGCTTAAAGGGGCGTGATAGTATTAATGCTGGTATTGACTTGCTTAAACGCTTTAAAATACATATAACCGCAGACAGTAATAACGCTATACAAGAATTTAGAAACTACAAATGGGCTGAGGACAGAAGTGGCAAACTAACAAACAAGCCAGTAGATAAGAATAATCACATAATTGATGCTGTACGTTACGCAACTTATTCAATATTAAGCCGTCCTAACTTTGGAAAATATGCAGTCCACTAACCTGTAAACCAAAAAAAAATAAAAAAAATTGTAAAAAAGTTGTTAAAAAGTTTGGTAGTTATGTAAAAGCGTTATATATTTGTAATGTAAAACAATAACAAAAACTAAATATTATGATAACTGAAGTAACAAAAACAGAATTAAACGAAACAGAAGTAAATTTATTACTATCATTAATGTCTAACACTTATACTGTAGCTGATAGGGGTGAAATCAAAAAAACGCTAAAAAAATTAATGGACAACTCAAAATTTCAATCAGACACTTATTACGCTATCGTAGATAAATTTAATTTATACTTCTAAACAAAAACAATATGGGAACATTCGCTAAATACAAACAAAACTTAAAAATACAAAGCTGGAAAGGTAACGGCTATATATACAGCTACGATACAAGGGTGGCACGTTTAGACCATATCAAAAAAGAAGTCATTCAGTTAGGGTGGTGGTCTGTAACCACACAAAAGCATATAAACTATGCAGCCAATGAGTTAGGGTACAACGTAAACAGGAACGGTTATTAATAAACAAAACAAACATAAACACCTCCACAAATAGTGGGGGTTTTTTTATGCCTAAAAATATTTAAAAACGTTTATATATTAGTAAGTACAATTATATGGAAGTAAATTTAAAAATACCCAGCAGCTTAAACGAAATAACTTTAGGGCAATACCAAAGGTTCGTACAACTGGGCGATATGGAGGACGCACAGGCGCAATTAAAGATGATTGAAATATTTTGCAACGTGCCGCCTATTGTTGTTCGTAATATGCGAGCCACAGATATAGCAGAAATATGTGGTATCATAAACAACCTTTTTGATACTAAACACCAGCTTTTAAATAGGTTTACTTGCAAGGGTGTACAGTATGGCTTTATACCAAACCTTGAAGATATAACTTTTGGCGAGTACGTAGACCTTGACACCTTTATAGGCGATAACCTTAATTTACATAGGGCTGTCAATGTACTTTATAGGCC